CTTGCCGAAGGACTGGAGGCAGGTGTACGCACGGTTGGTCTTCTGGCGCTCAGCGTTCATGCGCTCGACCCAGTGGCGGCGGAAGGCAGCGTAGGGCTGGTCCTCCAGGAACTTGATGATCTGGCTCTTCTCTTCGGGGCGGAAGGTCTGCGCCCAGCTTGACGAAGAGTCGAGGACCTTCTGACCCTCACCCCATCCACCCTTGACGGTGGGCGTACCGGACGGACGAGCGGGTGCCTCGGTGGGCGTGTCGTCGTCGTCGTCGGGATCGGGGGCGGCAGGTGGTGCGGAACGCTTGACTGGCATGGTATTACATCCTCGGTATTAGGCGTTGGTTACTTGGAGTGATCACCCTGGAGCCGTTGAAGCTCCAGAGCTACTGCTTTGGCGAAGGCCGGCGTCGGGGGCTCCCGATTGAGGATGACCCGATGCTTGCCCGCCAGCCGAAGGATAGCTTCGATGTCGGCCCGTGTCCACAGTCGCTTGCCCTTTGTTGAGCCTGCTGCGACGGGCGCCTTGGTCCGCGGCGAGCGGTACGGAGCGTTGGGGAAGACACCACGCGTCTCCCACAACCTGATGGAGTGGACGGTGTACCCGAGGGCCTTGGCCAGGTGGGAGATCGTGAAGAACTCTCGCTTCTCCCCGGCCACCACGTAGGTCAGGGGCTTGTCGTCCCATAGCACCGTTTCCGGCTCTGGCTTAGGGGGGTTTCGGTTGACCGGCTTGCGCTTCCCCGGGTAGTCGAGGTCTGCGAACCGGTCGAGCACCTCGTCAGTCATTGCCCTCCGATATCACAACCTCGTAGAGATCACCCAGGGTGTCGACGCGAGCGGCCAGCCGGTCGGTGATGTCACGACACAGGCGCTTCACCTCAGGGTAGACCTCGGTCTGCATCACCTCGGAGATGGCCTCGGTGTACCTGATGTCGGGGCAGAGGAACGTCTCCAGGAATCCCATCGACGCCTTGACCATGTCGTGGTGGAAGTGGTCCTGAGCGGAGCGCCAGTAGGCGTCGGACTCGTCCTCGTCGTCCAGGTCATCGGGGAGGGGCAGGTCAGGCATTGATCTTCTCCAGCATCCGGCGGGTGTCCTCCCGCCACTCGATCAGGGCAGGAACAGATGAGATAGGCACGGCTCCCCCAGGATAGAGCAGCCGCAGGATGGCAGTGAAGATGTCCTCCACCTGGAACGCATCACGGTGGTTGACCTTGGGTGAGCGCTGCTCTCGCTGGCTGCGGCTCTCCACACCATGCTCACGCTTGCGGTGGTTGCCGAGAGCCCCGGCCGTCTTGTAGTTCTTGCCGCACTCGGGGCAAGGTTGCGGGACGCGGTGGCTGGTCATGTGTCCTTGGAGGGACAGCTTGGAGTGGAACTCCTTGCCACACTCGGGACAGGGGTACCGCTCAGGAGGACCAAGCGCTTGGATCTCGGTCATGCTCGCCTCGTCGTCCTCGTCTTGCGTGACTCTTCGATCTGCTGCATCACCATCATGATGCGGAAGTCGGCACGGGTGGGGCGCGAACCCTTGGGGTACTTGTAGTTCGGGGGGTAGATGTAGTGCCGTGTGAGCAGCGCCCCGTACTGGCTGTAGGACTCACGACGTTCGGCCCCGCATCGCTCGCAGCGGAGCGACACGGGGATACCGAACTCGGAGTTCCACTCGACGGGAACGTCGAACCACATGTGGCCGATCGTGTTGCACCGGACGTATCCGGAGCGTTCATGGTCGGCCGTTGTCTGGAAGGCCGCTAGCGCTTCCGTGTCGGGGTTGGGCACTATCACACTCCTGCGTTGTGTTACGGAGTGTGGAGGGTACCACACCCTAGGCGCTAGTAACTAGTGTGCTCTCCTTCTCAGCCTCCCATCGGTCGAGCGCCTCTTCGATGGCGCGCTCAGCCAGGAGGTTCTTGGACACCAGTCGCTTGGCAGCTTGCTTCTCCAGGCGGCGTCGGGTGGCAGTCGTCAAGCGAATCTGGATCTGGATTCGTTCGTTCTTGTAGACCTTGGGTCGTGGCATGTTGTTGGTTCCTTCGTTGGTTGTTGGGTTGGGGGGTGGATCAAACTTCCTCGGCCTCTTCGGCCTCGGCTTCGCCTTCCTCCACCAGGTAGAAGGCAAACTGTTCCTTCTCACCGGAGATCGATTTCTCTTCCTCGTCGGTGATCAGTTCTTCGAAGATGGCGGCGGCGAGCGCCGCCTCATCGATGACGACTTCGGTCCTGGTGCATTGGGCAACCAGGTTCTTGCGCTCCAACAGCGCCATGGTCTTGTCAGGGTCGAAGAAGTGTGATACCCGGCGCACCCTGCGGATGCCGGTGATCTTCTTGGCCTTGGTCTTGCCCCCCTTGTACTGGGTGTAGTCCAGCGGCTCGTTGAGGGGGAGGATGCGGTGGCCTCCGGGTTGGAGGGTTCCCACCTCGGCCAGCATCTCCATGAACTGCTTCTTGGCCTGGCTCTCGCGCCAAGCGGAGCGCTCCTGCATGCTCCGGTTCTGGAGGTAGTCCTGAACCATCAGTTCCAGGTCGACTGTCGTGGCAGTTTTCTTACGTGTTGGCACACGCCCAGTCTAGCATGAAAGTGGGGGATAAGGCTAGACTGAGTCCAGGAACTCCCGCAGCGACTCCAGGTCCAGCTTGAGGATGCCGCTCTTCACATCGAACTCCCCGTCCACGAACGCGGCTGCCACCTTGGCCTTCTGCTGTAGCTGGGCGAACATGCGCTCTTCGATGGTGCCGTGCCCGTACATGAACAGAATGTTGATCTGCTTGAAGGCGCTGTTGGTGCGGTCGATACGTGCCACACGCTGGGCTAATGCACCGGCGGACCACGGCAGGTCGTAGCAGATGAGGTGGCTGCCCTGGTTCAGGTCCACGCCGTAAGCCCCGGCGTCGGAGGACAGGAACACTCGGCAGTTGGGGTCCGTGTTGAACCTCTCGATACGGCGGTATCGCTCCGCAGCAGAGGTGATGTCCCCGGTGAGGGTGGTGAAGCCGAACTTCCCTCGGGGTAGGGACGCACCGATCATGCGGACCATGCCCTTGAAGTGGCTGAACACCACCACCTTGTGCCGTGGGTCCTCGTCCAGGATCTCGGTGACCATCTCGATCAGGGCGTCGAGCTTGGCGTTCTCCTTGGGCAGGTTCTCCAGCAGACCGCTGGCCTTGAGCACCGCCGCGTACTCCGACCCCATCTTGGTGAGGGGCGAGTCGAAGTCGTCGGCCGACGAGCGCAGCAGCCAGGGGTGGCTGGACACCATCCGCATGGCGAGCAGCCTCGACATCACCGCGCCCATCATGGTTCCAGCGTCAGCGATGGGACCCCTGCCGTAGTGGGCCGCGAGATCGAACGCTCCTCCCGAAACTCCTGCTGATAGGGCAGTATCGATGGCCTCGCTCAGGTCCTGGCGGATGATGTCGTGAAGGCTCATCGTCGTGGCGTCGAGGACGACGGGCACCTCTATCTCCACCTTCTCCGGGAGGAACTCAGCGATGTCGGCGCGGGAGCGGCGGAACATGGCCGGCCCCAGCCGGTTCTGGATGAGGTGGAGGTTGCGGTAGCGAGTAGGTCGGTTCCACGAATCCCTGACGATGAACGCCCGATCGAAGCGAGCGAAGGGACCCAGCACCTCAGGGTCGAGGAACTCCATGATGCTGAACAGTTCCTCGGGGCGGTTCTCCACCGGCTGACCGGAGAGCCCCAGCTTCACCGGGCACCGCTTGGCCAGGATCTTGGCTCGCTTGGTGCGCTTGGCAGCGAAGCCCTTCAAGGCGCTGATCTCGTCAGCGATGATGAAGTCGACCGCCAGCCACTCCTTGATGGCGTCCCAGTCGTGTACCAGTAGCTCGTAGTTCATGATGGTGTAGTTGTGCAGGGTGCTGCGGCGATACCCCCCTATGCGGTGTTGTTTGTTGCCGCTGATCACCTGCACCTTGGCCCTCGGGTCCCACCGCTCGATCTCACGGACCCATTGGTGGATGGTGGACTTGAGGGCGAAGACCGTGCCGTGATCCACCTCGCGCAACCGCCGCAACCTGCGGATGGCGGCGATACTCGTCGCCGTCTTGCCGGACCCCATCGTCATCGCCAGCAGCAGGTTGTGGCGTTCAAGGATGCGGTCGACAGCCTCTACTTGGTAGGGGCGTAACTCCATCAGCCTGCTCGCTGACGCCCCACCGTCTTGGCCGGCCGCTTGGTCGGAACCTTGACGGCGTCAGGCTCCGGGTCCTTCATCCAGGCCACGCCCTCGATCTTCTGCGCCTTGGTCGTGGCGAGGACCGCAGTGCGGAGGACTGAGTCGTCGTGGATCGCTCGCACATCGATGGTGCGACCGTCGTTGAGTAGGAAGCGGTAGGCGCGCCACTCGTAGCGAGCGGTGTAGGTGCCGTCTTCGTTCTGTTCCAGGTTGACCTGCTGCATGGTGTCACACTATCCGGCGTTGTAACGCCGCTATCAACCCGCCACTGTCGAGGACGACGACATCACCGCCGGGGTCGAGCACCTCGTCCAGCAGTTCGATGGCTGCCTCGATGTCCCCCTCTTCCAGGAGCGCCCGCACATCACGCAGCAACTGCATCCGAGGCTTCGGTCGGTACGGTTCGGTCGGCCGGTCGTTGATGAAGTCGACGTGAACGTAGACCTTGGACTTCTTTCCGGTGCCCCGTGTCTCAGTGAGGCGAGCAGCGTCACCGACACGATGAGCACGGGTGAGTGCTCCCGATACCTCACCGTGATGCCACCCAGTGTGATCGGCCAACTCGTACCAGGTGAATCCCTCCGGCCCTCTCTCTGCCAGTTCCGCCATCGTCAACTGGTGTCGCTCGCGGGTGCGGCCAGAGCGGTCGTCATCGATGGCCCGCTGGCGACTCGTTTCTGCCCCCGACCATCCGCTGGTACCCCTGTATGGGTACAGCGTCACAGACCGAAGCTCCTGGTGCGCTCCCACGCCCGCAGCAGTGAGTCATCATCGGCCACGTCACCTACGTCCTTCACCCGCTCCCCATCCTCGTCCTTGAGCCCGTCGTAGATCCACGGGACAGTGGCGCATCCCTGGGAACGGAGCATCTTGCGGAGGACAGTGGTCCCCTCTCGGCCGGCCTTGTCGTCGTCCAACGCCACGTACACAGCGGAGAACGTGCGAGCCAGGAGGGTAGCTTGATCTGCTGATGGCCAGGCACCCAGTGAAGCGACGGCGGGTATCCCGAGGCCGTACAGCCGTACTGCGTCGAGAGGTGACTCGACTACAGCAACGTGGTCGTGCTGTGAGACGCGGGTGTATCCGAAGAGGGTGGCTGATTTGGGTAGTCCAGCCGGAAGAGTGAGCACGCTCCCCGCCTGGCGGTACTGAGCACCGAGCAGTTCACCGTTGGGCATTCGTATCGGCATCACCACCTGTCGAGTCTCGGCGTCGTACCGCACCTCCATATCATCGATGGCGGCTCGACGGAGCCTTCGACGCTCCAAGAAGCGATTGGGTACGTCACGCAGGATGTTGCGGAGGACGAAGTCGGTCAAGCGACGGACCGGGACGGCGGCGGGTCCCTCCTGCCGCTTCTCAACGAAGGTCTTCCAGTCCCTGGTGACCGACTGCTCTCGCAGGGTGATCTCCAAGTCGACCGGGGCCGCACCGGTCAGGTCGATGAGCAGGCCCTCCAGTGTCCCGGAGTAGCCGCAGGAGAAGCAGTGGTGGACGAAGGTGGTGCGGTTGATCGACCACGATGGGTGGGTGTCGGGCTTGCCGGTGCGCTTCTCATGGAGGGGGCAGGCGCCCGAGATCTCCTTGCGCCCCTCACGCAGGCGGTCGACGCCCGCCTGTTCCAGCAGTCCCAGTACGTCGATCACGGGGTAGTCCTGGGCAACTCGGTGACGGCCCCGCCGTTCCAGTCCCACATGAGGATGGACTCGGCGCGGGGTCCAGCACGCGAGGCCAGGACCTTGAAGCGGATGGTGACCGGACCGGTGTCGGAAGCGTCGGGGTCGACCCGCTCGACCCCGAGCAGCACGTCAGCCGACTGCCCCCACGCCTGGGTGTACATCGCTGAGAACACCC